TGGTACACTTTGGACTCTTTCAGCCTTATCAATCATTTCCTGAATATGTTCTTGACTTTCAGGTTCTGGATCTTCGTGTGTCTCTACTACGTTAGTATCTGCCATATATACCTTCCTTTTTATTGTAATTGTTGATTCTGAATTTCACCCTTAGCTATTTCTGGAGCGACCTTACCTACTACTTCACCCATCATCTGCTGTTCCTGCATAGCCTCTTGTTGTTTCTGCATATCTTGAGCTTCTTGTTGTTTTTGTTCCTCAGATTTAACTAAACCATTAGCTTCAATACCAAGAGAGGCCGCTAAACGAGAAATATACTCACTAACATTTAATTCTCGTATAACTAAATCTGGTCCAAGAGGTGATAGGTGTTGAAGAAAACTAGCTAGTTCATTTAAATCTTGACCTCTTCCAAGAGCTTCTACTCCTGTAATCACCATAGGTTTCAGTGAATCATCAGGAAATGGTGGAAGTTTCTTTTCTTTCTTCAACTTATTCATGATGAGTTGTACCAAAGGTAATTGGAATTCCTGTGATAAAATTGAGTAAACTCCTCCCAATGCTATTTCCAATTCTTGATATGCTATTCTAATTTCCTCTGCTGTCACTCTTTCTGCTTGTCTTCGGACAGAAGAATTCATAAGAAATACACGAGACAACCTTTCGGATAGAGTTCGTATTGTATCTTGAGCAACTCTAAAGTCTGCAGATTTTTGTAACTGAAGAGTAGAAACATCTTGATTATCGCCACTTACTATTGCTCCATTAGGAGAATCTGCAAGTGTTTTAATTCTTGTAGTTCCATTTGGACGTACTAAGAATAATATTTTAGCGGCGGCGGCACTGCCTTCTACAATTGCTTTAGTTAATGTTTCTAAAGATTTTAAATCACCTATATATTCTTCAACGAATCCTCTACCATAATCCTCACCATCTATATGAGTGAATCGGAGAGCAATAAAAGGGTTCTTATTTTTTGGAAATGATCCTTCACTACCCGGAACTATACTACCCTCTACTTCTTGGTGTATTTTCCAATTTCTCCCTGTCCATTTAATACAGGTGAAAAGATCTATACTTGTTTTTGGTATATCATCTTCTTCTATTTCAGCTATTAAATGTTTAGCTTTATCTGGTAAGGATAATGGAGACATTGTTTCTTTAACAATTATCTTCAATACATTACCCATTGAATCTCTTTTAACAATATATCTATCTAACTTAAAAACTCTCATCTGTTCTTTTTCAGGTAGATATACTAAAACATTTCCTGCCACGATTAGGTGTTTTAATGCTTCGGAAATAGGAACACGTAACGCTCGTACTTCAATCTCTTGAGCTATCATATGTTCTATTCTAGCAAGGGCTTCTTCAGCTTCTCCTCTTTGATCAGCTAATAAATTTTCTAACTCTGCATCATCTATTACTAATCTAAAAAAAGGTGCATTAGGTGGAAGGAGAGATAAAAGTAATTTACTGGATAAATTATTTACTCCTTCTGCCCCTATAGATTGGAAAGGAGTAGGTAGAATAGAGGAACTAGAATGACCTTCATTAACTAGAAGTGAAGGTATTGTAAGTTCAGAGGCTGACCTTGCCCTATCTAAGAAGGGTTCTCTTTCTCCTTTGAGATTCTCATACATTCCTTGAGCATAACCTACCTCAATTTCCTCATTATTATTTATACTAATAGATTCCATAATTTATTAAATTTTAAGAGTAGAGGTGGCGGAAGGTCGTCTATATTTGGTAGATCCTCTAGCAAATTTCTTTCCCTTACTTATAGCTAAGAAGGGATTATTTTTCTTCCTCTTTCCTTTATTACCTTTAGCAAATGTATCAATACCTGAAGTTATCTGAGATGACCCTCCTATTTCTCCTGTTTCTCCTGTTTCTCCTGTTGATGTAGTAACTAAACCTACCCACTCATTGTTTACTTCTTCTAATGGTTTGTTAATAAACGTGTTGAACAAGGAATCTCTAAGATCCCCTGCTGCTCCACCAATATTATTTAGTCCGGTTGTGATTCCTGTCTCTATCGCATTTAGACCTTGTGTAATTCCACTTGTTACAGCATTAGAAAGTTGTTCTCCCCCATGCATCACCCCACTCGTAACCTGTCCTAAAGTTCCACCTGATCCTGTACCTAGATTAGAAACATTTGTAGTAACTGCACTACCTATATTACCTGCTTCTGCTCCTATTGCTGATGTTCCAGTAGAGACACCCTCAGTGACTGCACCTGTAACCTGTCCTAATGCATCACCTGCTGTTTCTAATGCTCCGGTAGCTGTGTCTGTAACTGCACCACCTATATTACCTGCTGTTTCAGTTATTCCTGTAGCAGTTTCCTTCACTCCTTCAGTTATTCCTGTAGCAGTTTCCGTCACTCCTTCAGAAACAGCATTGGCAGCAGCCTTTGCCTCGGCCTCAGCTTTAGCAGCAGCAACTCTTGCAGTTTCAGCAGCAGCAGCAGCCTGACGTTCCGCTTCAGCTTTAGCATCATCAGCTAACTTTTTGGCAGCCGCTTCAGCAGCAGCAGCAACCCGTTCACCCTCCGCTTTAGCAGCAGCAGCAGCCTCTTGAGCTTTTTTAGCAGCCGCTTTTTTAGCCGCTTCAGCAGCAGCAGCAACCCGTGCAGTCTCCGCTTTAGCGGCAGCGGCAGCCCGTGCAGTCTCCGCTTTAGCAGCAGCAGCAGCCTCTGCAGCTTTCTTTTTAGCCGCCTCCGCTGCCTGTGTGAAAACACTTCCAGTCTTCTTCGTTACTTGCCCTAATGTGCCTCCTCCTCCACCTCCACCTCCTCCTACACAGAGGGTTACTTCTCCTTCATACTCAAAAGACTTATCATCAATTTTTACCAATTGACCATCTAGCCACTTATAATTTATTTCTGTATATATTTTCATTTTAATTTAAGGGAAAATAGAATTGGTAACGAGTAATAACATTTGTCCAATCTTTTGTTTGTTTTGCCATTTCTGCAAAGTAATCAATATCTGAGTAACAGAACATACCTACACATTTATTATCTTTTGCGAACTTTGAGATAACTTTGTAGGCTTCAAAATATCTTTCCGAAAGTGTTTCTTTATCTACATCTTTGATACGATACAAAGAAAATAATACTAAAGTTTTTCTTTCTGTAAATTCGCAACTTTGTAGCTGTGTTAGTAATAAATATTCATCATCATCTTCAATCCATAGGTGCATAGTTTGATTAAAAGGATTCATCAATCTTCCATAGACACCTTTTAAATATTTTTCTGAACCTCCATCTGTAAGGATAGAACCACCTTCCGTAGCCTCACAAGCTGTTATGAGATGCTCTTTGTATACTTCCCAGTTTTCTTTTATGTCTCTTTGACTAAGTAGTTTTAACATTCATAATTCCTTCCTTTTATTATCTAATATTCAGATCTACGACCTGATCTATAACTCTTAAAATGACTAGCTCCTTCACCTCCTCCAGTTCCTTTTCTACCAATCTTTAAAGATGATCTACCTTGATTTTTTCCACTTTTAGCCATTGAAAATCTTGCTGACTTTCCTAATAAACTACCAGAACCTTTTACTATTTTTGCTGGTTTAGGTTTGGTTTTTTCTGTGCCTACATTAACACTACTAATTATCCGGTCAAGAGTTTTATCTCCCATACTTTTCTTAATATTCTTAGCCGCAGTTTGGTATGCGGCAAATACGAGTCCATACGGACCTGCTAATAAAAGTGCTGGATTACCTTTGTATCTATCTAATATATCTCCACCAAATCTACCACCTTTCATTATACCTTCATTCCCATAGGCATTCAACATCTCAAACTTACTCTGAACAAATCTTAATTGTTGAGTTCTCTCATTTAAGTATTTAATTGGGCCGTGTCCGGGCATTGGTATATTAGGTATTCCTATATTAGGAGTTCCCTTAAATACATCTTGATACTTATCTGAAATCATATGATCAAGAGCTTTATCTCCAAACATGAATGGAACATCCTCCATAGTATGAAGAAACCTACCTGTACGTGTGAATAAATTTCCTTCTGGTGTATTAAGGGAAGAGGTTATATTTCCTACCTCTCTCATTCCACTAGAAAAAATATCTATACCAGCAGTTAAGGTTTTCCTATGTTTTGGATCAAACGGAGCAGTTATACTTGAAGTAAGGGTGTTGATTCCGGTTTTTATATCATAGGATTTTCCTCTAGTAGCAGGTACGTATTGTCTAAGTTTTTTAGTGAACCAACTCATTATTCTTGTGGGGAAGTTAAAATGTTAATTGTAGTTTCTGAGTTTTCCTCTTCTTGAGTACTCATATTATATTCACTTTCTAATATTTCAATGACCTTTTGTTGACCTTGAAGAAATCTCACTTGTTCTAAATCTGTGGATACTGAAGGTAACTTATCAGGAAAACACTCTTTTAACCAATTTAAAAGTTCTTGAGTTATACCATAGCTACCTATTTTACCATGTAACATAATAAATTATCTCTATAAAGGTTGTTTTTTAAAGAATTTCACAAGTATTTCCAGTACATGCTAGTTCTTGTGATGAGATAGTAAGATCTACTTTTTCATATGTACTTAAAGTTGTCCACTCTAGGTTTGGAATCCTTTTTAATAAATCTTTATATTCTTTTTCACTACATTCTTGATAGGGTGCTTGTTGATATGAATGATCTGAGTAAGGGAGGAAGGATATACCAGATATAGTATCGAAATTATCAAATACAAATGCACCAACTTCAGGCCATTCATTTTCTTTAACTGATATTGTACATGATGGTTTATGTTCACACCAGTACTTAGCATAAATTCCCCACAGTTTTAATTGTTGAACTGCTGATAACTCGTTTCTTGTTGTGGATTTTTTTGGTGATTTAATAGGGAAAGAAAATACTAATACATTACTAGGATTAGTGATGTCTGGTTCTGAGGGTACTCCTGCCTCTACCATATACTTTCCTAATGGATCACTAATATCTGATCTAACTGTACGTATATAGTATGGGGAATGTCGTGCATGTATACCACTTGCACTGTCTACTAATTGTGAAACTGTACCTGAAGGTTTTACACAGGTGATTGCACTTGAAGGATTAATATTTAATTTCTTACTCCATTCTTTATTAGTTTTTATACATTCTTTCTTTAAAGAATCTAATAATGTTGGAAGCCTTCCTGCATCGACAACTCCATTAAGTCGATTATTATCCATAATACCTGTTAAGGATACTCCTAGTAGTCTTTCCTCCTCACAATTAGCTTTCCAATCACTTCTTAAATATCTAAATTTAGTTAATGTACTCTGCCACGTTCCTAGAATGGTGGCTAATTTAACTTTCCTTAATAAATCCTCTAATTTATCTGTAGATCGAACAACTACCTCAGAAAGATTACAGAACTCCTGTGAGCGTAATATTATCTCAGAGCAAGGGTTAGTACCATAATCATCTCTTACTTCTCTCCTATCCCCTAATTCAAGACTTTTTTTCTTCGCATTAGTGGAAGAAAAGATACCACGTTCACCACTTTTGCTATCATATAAGGCTGTCCACTCACGTAGAAATGTACCTACATCTGGTTTATAGTGATAGTTAGATGAGTTATTTGCTAATGCTCTTTGGGGATATTCTTCCCACCAACGTCCTGATTTAGCCGTTCTCATTTGATCATCACCAAGATCTGATAAACTAATCAGAGCACTTCTTCTAACACCTCCTACAACTACTATTTCTGCTATCTTACATACTATATCATGGCATTCTATAGGTTTTAATTTACGTCCTTTTGATTTTTGAAATGTTTCAATAGTGAATTTAAATAGATTATCTAATGGTTCAGGTCCACTTGCTCTACCACCAAATGTTTTAAGTGGAGAACCTGCAGGTCTTACCTTTGT